TAAGAAATCTGTCTATACCGACATATTTTCTCATGAAATAATCTTTATTAGATAAAAAATGTTCCCATATATGCGATTGTTCACCGGCAATCCATGTTATTATAGAACTATTTATGTGGACATCATATGCGTGCGGAGCCATGTATAGTTCGTCTTTCCAGTAGTCGCGAAGTACTGTTAATCCGTCCCATTTGATATACTCAGAAAAGTCTGATTTAATATCCATGTCTAAATCAAAGTATAAACATTTTCCTTCCACTGGAAAATCCTTACTAAACATCGCTAATTTATTCCACCAAAATTTTAAAGTAGGTCTTTTAAAAATTGGTATGATTGGTATTTTAACGTTCCAAGGATCTTCTGTATAGCAATAAAAGTTTGCCGTTGGGTAATATTTAAAAAGCTGATCCGCTAATCTATTAACGTGCTCAGCTGTATACTTATTACCGTGTTTAACAAAAATAATATTCAACATAATATAAGTTCATCAATATTATTTCATGTTATTAAGCATTGATAGACCTTCTAAAATACTTTGCACTTTACGTAAAGCAGACTTAGTTTCTTTATCTTTACTCTTAACAAAATCTAAGTCTAATGCCCACATTTTAAATTTAAACAACTCGTCTTTATCTGAGTTTTTATCCATGATAAAGTTGTAAACGTTTTGACCTTCTAATTCAGCTTCTTTTCTTTTTTCGTATTCTTCAGCATTTAAATTACTTAATTTTGCTAATGACAATACATCAAACTCTGATTGCGAATCTGACTTTTGCGCAAGCAACTGATCTACTAGTGCTTTTGCCGCAGCATTAACTTGTGCAGCAAAAGAACCAGATGCTGCTTTTTTATATGCGACAGTTTGCTCTATTAATTTATCTTGATCCCAACCGTCTGCAACTAAATCTTTCCATTCTTCATTTTCTGGATCTGGTCTAAGAGCGTACGAATAAACTTTCCCGTCATCACTTTCATATAATACTTCCACTATAGAGTATTCTGCGTCCATGTAACGAGCTTCTACTATTTTTCCATTAAATAATGACATTATGTATTTCCTTATATAGTAGTTTTCTTCAATTCATAGGTGTTTGCTGTAATTACAGTGCCGTTTGGAAATTCTTGTGTACGATAATCGTCAACATTAACAAAGTTTTGTGTATATCCAGTGCCAGTAGGCGAAAGTATTGTGTTCAGCATAATAGTTCCCATCGTAGTGCCTGTTCCATTAATGCTATAAGATACCGTACTTCCCGACTGGGCTTTATAATATTGTAACATTGGACCAAGAGTTGCTCTCCATGTCGCTTGTGTGTATGTGCGTAGTTGCTCAGTACCAGCATCAAAATACAATGGCATAAAACCAGGATCATTATATGCTGCGCCACCATTTTGATGAAGATAATAGTTATTAATAGTGGCAGGTTGATCTTGTGTTTCTGCAATACCACCTGCAGTATAAAGTGATGTATCTGCGCGAGTATCAGTAAATACTGGTGTACTAGAAACTAACGTATAACCTGTAAGAGTTGTTGATGTATTAATAATATAATCGTTAGTAATTCCAGTAGGTGAACCAGAAGTAGCGCTATTAATACGAGCTAGTGAAGGCACCACAAAAGTATCATAAAAGTCAGTGGTAGTCATGGCTCTTATGTTATTACTACCGTCTAAATAGACGGGCCATCTTAAATTACTTGTATTAGCTGGAATTGATCCGGTAAAAATTGTTTGACTAATTCTAGAATAGTTTACAGTAACGATTGAAATGTCTGGCGTTTCAGCTTCTGTAGAAAATCTATCTACTCTTGAAGTAGCACCACCGGCTTGATAGCGAGTATCGGTCATTGGCAAACCGGCTAAATTGCCACCTGAACCTACAACAGTTAACGTAGTTGCCGGATTGGCATAATAAGCATCTTCCGCGGTGCCATCAATAATAGATGTAATTTCCGTATCACTTAATTGGTAGATGTGAAAACCGGTTGGTCGATCGTCATAAACGATCGGTCTACGAACAGCCATAAGTATTACCCCTTAAATTAAGATACGGCTGTAGTAGCGGCACACCAAAGCGTTCTAACTTCAGTTCCAGTAGAATCATAGATTCTAAGAACATTAAGTTGATTTTTAATCGCCTGATTGATTGTTGCGTCAGTAGTTACATCGGCTTCTGTGATATTTTCCAATTGACGAGAATTGTTAATCACTACAGTACTATTGATTTTTATTGCCATCTTCGTCTCCTTTGACTATTAGCATTTATTTGTTTTGATTTGATTAGATCTAATGATCCAATACTGTTATTTATAAATAGTTATAGTGTGAGGTTCTTTGTTATGTATTTAAACCGTAAATTTACAGGGGATATATATGGCAACGAGAAAAACAATTGACTCAACTGCAGTTGAAGGCATGGACGCTAATGAAGATGGTCACATTAGCCAATCAGAAATGGACATGCATCTAGAGTTTAAACGTAAAACTTTAGAAGATCAAGATGCTCAACGCGATGCTATGCGCAAAATGACATGGTTCGCATTGTTTGGTATGCTACTATATCCAACAACAATCATGGTTACTTCATTCCTAGGTTTAGATACAGCTGCTGGCATTATTGGTGATATTGCGCCAACATACTTTATTGCTATTTCAGCTTTAGTTGCTGCATTCTTTGGTGCTGATGCATACAAGAGTACTAATAAAAATGAATAAAAAAGGCTAGGAAAATCCTAGCCAATTCTTAGAAATGCCCTTAGGGGCATTTTTGTTTAGAGTAAACTATTGATACTTGCCCTGAATCCACCATCTTCTTTTGCAGTAACGAAAATAGTATTCGTAGTTGTATCGCTTGTAATTTCTTCCATCGATCCCTCAGAGTTCATTTGCATAACTGTGCTTGAACCCGGATAAGTAATACGATATGATGCTTCGCCTGAAGCATTAATTTGTCTAAATTCAGCAGTTTCTGCTACAACAGCACCACCTGCTTCTACAATAAGTTGATTAATTTCTGATAGAGTTAGGTTTTCCATTTGCTTTCCTATATGTTATTTAGCTTTATTTATTGATTATGAAATGTAAAACTAATTTCTTCAAAGCATTTAAATGTTAACTCTTTTTCTAGGTCAAATGCTTCTTTTTCCCAAGGCATTTTTGCATATGCCATACTATCTTTAAATAGCTTACCTTTCCACTTAGCGCCATAATTAACTTCTTTAAGTTCGCCACGGACGTATTGTTTTACATGAGTCATTTCATGGCAAACAGTACTAATCAAGTCATAAAGAGTTAAACCTTTTTTGATGTCAAGTTGAAAAGTACGTTTATCTTCACATAAACAATAGCCAAAAGCGTCATCAAGCTTTAAGATGGTTACTTCTATATCAAGCGTTTTAATTTTTGGCATCATTTTTTGAACGCACCAATAAACGGCATGCTCTACGATGTCACGTTCTGAACGTTTTCCACCGTTTACTATGATGTTATTCATTAGTCACCTCTAGAAAGATTACGAACTTCGTCATAAGTCATTCCACCTACATCAACAAATCCGTAATCTGCAACACCATAAACCGCGATGTTTTCGATACGTTCAAGTTCCATATTAAGTTCAGCATCATTCATTGCTGACAATCGATTCATGTAGAATTGTGAGTAAGAACCTTGTTGGATAGCATGTTCCAAGATCAGTTCGATTGTGTCGTTGCGATTAGTGATCATTATTTAACTCCAATTTCTTGAGCAGCTGCTTTAGCTTCTTTGTTGAAAGTGCGGGTAGAAACTTCTGAAAAATCAACTCCGTTGCCTTCCATCCGAGCTTGTACTTTCAAAGCTTGTTCGATGGTAATTTTCAAAAGAGCTGCAATGTGTTTAGTGTACATATTCATGATTTGTGCCTTTTTTCAATCTATGATTAATTATACATCATTTCAGAACAATTGTCAACAGTTTTAGAAGTTATAGTCGTAAAATTTCACTGGTTTTTCCGCCAGATCGAATCGGCGACCGTGTTTATCTTGCCATCCACGGTTTTTGCTGAATCGAATTCGAACAACTGGAGCAGTTTCATCAGATGAAATATCCCACTTTTGATCACGTTGATTTGTGCAGTGAGCTGAGAAGCCACCAACAACAAACTCCATCTTTACTGATTCGTCACGAACTGCATTCATTTCACGAATTTCGATCGTTTTGTCTGAGACTTTACGAACGATTTCAAAAGGGTTAACATCACTGTATCCGAAGTGGTTTGCGTATTTCATAAAAGCTCCTTTGTTTCTGAATATAATTAATTATACATCATTTCAGAACAAATGTACACTACTTTTGCGAAAGTGTGTCAAAAAAGATACACTTTTTACTTCTTTTTTCGCTTTATTTTCATGTCGTCATCATACCAACGGTCAGAAAGCTTCTGATCTCGAGCTTTTTTACGCTGCTCTTTTGTTCTTTCTTTTCTTTTTCTGGAAGGAGAATCATCAGAACCCCACTCATCATCTTCCCATGTTTCACGGAATTTTTTGATGCCATTACTCATTTACGTACTGCCTTTATTACGATTCAATTAGATTAGGAAATGCTTCTTCAATAGTCTTTTTAGTAAGTCCTTTAAAAGGCTTCTTGCTAATCATTTGGCAGAGAGTATCTGCGTCATCATTATCAACATCTTCTAAAAGACTAATAAACAGCTGTTCGCGCTTGACTTTATTTAAACTATCATATCCGCCGTTTTTAATGAACATTCTTAATTTACGAGCTTCTCTAAATAAAAGACTTTTTGCTTCGTCTTCGTATTCGTTTTTCTCCCAAGGTGGAGGTGTGTTCGGAATCAAAAACTCAATCGCGTTATCATATGTATATTTTAGCACAATTCTAAGTGCTGGATTATCATTTTTACGAAGAAAATCAACTTTTTCTTCAGTTGTTTTCTTTTCAGCTGCGCTTTGAATGATTTCTGTGATAGAAATTCTTACTGCCATTTTAAAAGTCCTGTAAATCAGTAATAAGATGTTTCAACTTCTTTTTAATAAAGAAGTTGAAAAGTTGCTCACGGCCAACCGTTTTTTCTTGGTTGTATTCGTCTAGAATCTGATCTTGATATTTTTGTGGAATTTGCGAAAGATCAATCATCATTTTGTTACGGTAGAAACGTCGCAGTGTTTCTTCATCCATTTTATCCGTACCTTGCTTGTACAAATCTAGACGCTTTTGTGTCATTGCTTTTTGTCGCTCGCCAACAGCAAGACAGTTATCAGCAGAGAGAATATTAGGTACACCGTCACCAGTATCACCTTTGATAATATGTTCTTGCAAAAATTGATCAGGTTGATCTGTACGCAACCAACGCTTACGAATAGGATCGTATTGATGAATGTTAGCGTATTTTTGCAGTTGGATGTAGTCTTTATCACCAGACAGAATAAGGAACTTTTCAGCACCAATATTCAATTCAGATCCAAAGGTGTTACATACTGTACCAATAATGTCGTCGGCCTCGCAATGATCAATGTGAACTACTTTATATGGAAAGAATTCTCGCAGTTCACCACGAATGTTATTCATAATTTCAAACAAAGCATTCCAATCCATACCAGATTCGTCGCGAGACTTTTTGCGATTAGCTTTGTAATACGGATATGCTTCTCTGCGCCAAGTATTTTTACCGTCAGCACAAATAACGATTTCGCCATATTCTGCAGAAAACTTTTTGCGGTTAGAACGCAAAGAGTTAAGGAACATATGACGAATGATGTTCTCGTCTGCTGCTACATCAGTGTGGTTACCGATGCTTGCAAAAAGTGAAGCTAGGATAACTTGATTATAATCAACTAGGATTGCCATAATATTCTTTAATGTTTAAGTTAGTTTACATGTTAATTATAACACATGTAAACTGAAATGTCAACCTTTATTGGTATTTCTGGCGTAATAGTTTTGTCCACGAGTTAGAAAAGCTGTTGATGTCGTTAGGAACTAAACCAAAGCGGTCTGAACGGGTGAATCTTGTAAGGAAATTGGGATCGTTTTTCTGATGCTCTAAGACGCTTTTCGTAACAGCGTAAGCTAGATTAGCATGATCTGCCGTATCTTCTGTATAATCATACATGATTGTAGCATTTGCTGCAGTTTCAGGTAAAGCACCAAAGTTTGGATGAATACATAGCAATCCACTACGAATAGCTTCAATCAAAGCAATACAAGAGGTTTCTTTCCAAATGTTTGGATACAAGAAAATATGCGCATTATCTAATGCTTGAAGAACTTGTTCATTAGGAACTGCACCATGATAAGTCATATTAGGATGTGCTTTGATCTGTTCAAACAATTTAGCGTATGGTTCATCGCGTTGAGCCCAACCGTAAATTGCAAAAGACGAATAAACATCTAGATGAATATTCGGATATTCCCGAGACAGCGCATCTATAATAGGAAATACAAGTTCTAGACCACGATGTGGTGTAGTATGATAGATAAATCGAATAGTGCCTGTTGTATCTTTTTCTTTTGCTTCATAACGCTTTTCAATAGCATTAGGAATAACAGAACATTTAGAATACGGGATTTGAAACAATCGAATATACTGATCACGCTGCCACGAGGACACAAAAACAAAATGATCGAATTGCTTCCAACCGTCTTCCATCAAGACCTTGTTTTCTGGATCTTCTGCAAGATCATGACAATACATAATATTTTTTACATCTTTAGGAATGTCACGAGGTCTTGAAAAGTGGATTGCATAACCTTCTAACAATTCTTTTTGAACCGTACTAAGAAGGCGCTTTCGCATCATTTCTGTTCCGCCCATAGAATTTTTAGATAGCTCGGTTTCTACAACCTCACCTTTATAAATCATACTCATTTATTGCTCCACTTTAAAATCTTTAAGCGAATCCCAACGGAATGAACGCCAGCCTTCAGCTGTAACATCATATACCGCAAGAACATCTGGGTTAGGTGTTTTTGTTTTCTTTTCAATAGTTTCTTCTAGATCAATTTGAGCAGGGAGAAGGTCTTCTTTGAGAGTACATTGCATTACTCGCTCTTCACCATTTACTTTTGTAAAAGTAACAGTACAAACATTTGAGTGCAAAGCATTTTTAATTTCTTGTTGATTCATCATGGTAAAAATTTCCAGTTTAGGTTAATATTTATTTCTTTTTTACAAATTTCTTTCAGCACTTCTTCAAAGTCTGAAATATCGCCGTTGTTGTGTATCCTATAGGTCTTTACATCAAACTTATGAGGTAATACATATTTCTTTTCTATATCAGTTTTCTTATTAATCACAAATTCTTGTGTTACATTTCCATCAAAATACCTCCGAGAATCAGAAGAAAAATCATGTCCATCACGTGTAAGTTGAACTAAGATAAAATTATCGTTTCCAACTTTTTCAACTACAGGAATAAGTTCATCAATAAAGCCACCGTCTGAAATGCAATAATCTTTTTGAAGATCAATTTCATTAGCTACTAATTTACCAAAATAGTCTAAGCCACAACGAGGTTTAATGATTTTTTCAGAGACATGAATCATTGCTTCTCGACGTGACATGTTATCAAGAAGCGGAGATTTAACTTCTTTCTGAGAACGATCATTATAACCATCCATGAACCATTTCGTATCAACACCAAAATATTTAATAGTTTCTACGTAAAGTTGATATTTAAATGACAAGTGCTTAAAGCCATACTGCTTAAAATAATCTGCAGCATGATCTTTTCCAGAACCAGGAGGACCGTTAAATAATATGATCATAATTTATTATACACTATAAATTTTAAATGTCAACTAGCAATCAAACTACGAACATGATTTCGGTGGATTTTGCACTGTATAATTCCGTTGTAATAATCATCTCGTAATAGCACATCGTTTTCAAATTGATATTTTGCTTCTAAATAACCAAGTTGTCCTTTTGACATGCAAAGATATAAAATTTCTCTATGAAAATTATCTACACCTTTTTCTTCTACCATTAACTTAACTTCTTCAGAAGAACCATAATATTTTTGCCAATCAGTTTCTTTTACTACGGTTCTTTTTCTAGTCTTACCTTTTAGTGGTGCAAGTTTGCGCTTAGATGTAAGTAACTTTTTTCCAACATATTTTTTATTGTTGGATTTGTCTGTAATTAAATAAACAAATCCAACATAATCTTCAATCATTTCTGAAGTAAACACTTCACCTTTATAGAACCACATATAATCTCCATACACATATATGGAGATATTTATAGGTTATTTTAGAATGTCTGTAATAGTGTATGCTAGTTCACGGAACCATTGTTCGTCATGACCGCGTGTTGTTTCAGCAGCAGTACCAATACGAATACCACTTGTTTCTACAAAGCTACGGGGGTCATTAGGAATACCATTCTTGTTTACAGTAATTCCGTTTGCTTCGAGCAAATCTGCTGCTTCACGACCACTGTATTTACTCTCACTTAGATTCATCAAAATAATGTGACTATCGGTGCCGTCAGTTTGTACTTTAAAACCTTCTTTGGTAAACACATCACACATTGCTTTTGCATTTCGCACAACGTTTTGAGAGTATTCCATAAATTCGTCTGTACTTGCTTCAATAAAGCATTGAGCTTTTGCAGCAATAATATGCATCAAAGGACCACCTTGAGTACCTGGAAAGATTGCACCATTGATTTTCTTAGTATATGCTTCATTGTTCCATAGAATAATGCCTCCACGAGGTCCACGGAGTGTTTTGTGAGTAGTTGATGTGACGATATCAGCGTACTCAATCGGACTGTCATAAGCCCCTCCAGCGACCAACCCTGAGTAGTGTGCCATATCTACAAGTAGTAGAGCACCGACTTCATCAGCAATTTCGCGGAATTTTACCCAATCGATTTGTCGTGGATAAGCACTTGCTCCAGCAACAATCATCTTTGGCTTTAGATTAACGGCCATGTTTCTAATAGCTTCATAGTCTAGCAAACCTTCATCATTCACTCCGTATGAATGAGAATTAAACCATGCACCTGAAATATTTACTTTAGCACCATGCGACAAATGACCACCGCTTGCTAGATCCATTCCAAGCACAGTATCGCCGGGTTGCAAGAATGCTTTAAATACTGCGAGGTTAGCATTAGCACCAGAATGAGGTTGAACGTTAGCAAACTTAGAACCAAACAAATCGCATAACGTATCGATAGCTAATTGCTCAATGTCATCTGCGTTTGCGCATCCATTGTAATAGCGTTTACCAGGATAACCTTCTGCATACTTATTAGTAAGGATACTACCAGCTAGTTGCAGTACTTCTTTACTGGCAAAGTTTTCACTCGCAATTAGTTCAATGGTATCAGCTTGACGAATACCTTCGTTCGAAAGTATACTTAGAATTCTTTTGTCTATCATATTATCCTCTTCGCATTTTTGCGATATCAATTGCATCTTGGTCACAGAATACTGGCACTGCGTTGCTTTTGTGCAACTGGCCGATACCGAGCATTTTTGTGCCAGTGTATTTTGGAGATTCTTTTTTTGCACAAGCGTCTGATCTAGCGCTTGAAGTAGCTAGACTTGAGTAGCGAGGTGTCTCACGAATAACTTGTTTTGGCGTTTGATACGCAACAAATTCTTTTTTCTTTTTGGATTTTTCGTCAGGATTGACACCATTTTTCAGCAACCAAGCTCGGTATTCCTGCTCAGCTTTTTGCCAACCCGGTTTCTTTTTTTGCTTTGATTTACCATGAACTTGAACGCCATGAATCATATGCATACTCATTACAAAATTCCTAATTTTTTCTTAAAATTGTACAAGAATAATCTAGCGCGCCACAAAAAGGATTTCATCCTCTCGGCTTTTTCTAATTCGAAAAGATGCAGATTATGTAGTATTTCTTTTTGTCTGTTTGTCATGTTTAATAAGTTTCTTTGATAATGTCATATTTATCAGCCGGCCATTGCTTTTTAAATTCTTCAGACTTTACGTACTCATTGTAAGCTTTAGCCTCAAAGAAGACTTTCTTAAAGGTACTCATATGTTCACCTTTAGGTAATACGCTAAGATAGATTGATTTTGCTTTGCCAGCCATTTAATTTCCTTGATGTGTATTACATTATAACATTACTTAAAGACATTGTCAACTTTACTTGTCGTTTAATTTATTTAATGTTTCGAGGTGCTCTGCTTTACTTAGTTCTATATCATAGACCATCTTACCCAAGAATGCTAAAGCAAGTATGCAAAAGCCAGTGCCAATTTGTGCTACGGTAAAGAAAGCAAAAAGTACGTTAACTAAAATGCCTGCGCCAATGGCGATAGCAAATAGTTTTGCGGTTTGTAAGATAGCGGTTTGTTTTGAAGTCATGTGGTTTCCTTTAGGTTTGTATTTAATTATACACTATTTAGCAGCGAATGTCAACAGTTATTCGTGCTCACCATAAAGCAATTCTTTTTTAATTACTTTCCACTGCAACTCGTCTCGATTATGATCATAATAGCCAGAAACTTTTTGATACTGTTCTGTTGCCCGATACGTTTCAAACCAGACTATATAGAGTTCGTCATCTTTGTATATTGAAACGGGAAACAGCGCAAACCGTGTCTTAACGCGAGTATCGCCTTCAGATGGGCCGGCTGATATTTTCCACTTCATTCTTTAATACCAAAATGTTCTTTAATATCATTAAGCAATTCTACAGCCCAGACTGGTTCACTGTATTGCATTGCTTCATTCTCAATCTTGTCTAGACATCTGCGTACGATTAGCTCTGCAAACTTTTTTTCCTCGTAAGAGAGTTTATCACGTTGAAACAATAGTCCAGATTGAATTGCAAGTTGTTTAATTTCTTCGTTCATTTTTATCCTTATAAAGCCATCGGCGAAATTTTGTTGATACGGTTGTTGCAATATTTATTCCAATAATAACAACAACTAAAACAGTAAAAATAGTTTCAATCATAATTTTGTAATCTCTGCTTGCCAAACATCATCAGGAGAATCTGGGTCGTTTTCTTCCCAGTAAGCTTTGTATTTTTCTGCTTCCTCGAGAGTTGCAAAATGTTTGGTGGTTTCAGGGTCGTTGCGTTGTTCCCAACCACATTCGTAATAAGTCACAACAACTTTATATAATTCAGCCATAATAAGTCTCCTTGATACGAGCGATGTTTTCTTTAGTTGGAAACGTTGCTACGATAGTACCGCCGTAAGCAGATCGATAAGTTTCAGCAACAGCCTTGATGTAGAACTGCATAACTTTACCGTTTTTCGTAATCAAAATGTATTTCATATCATTTTCCTGTATTAATTATAACACACTTTACAGAAATTGTACATTCTGACGGATAGTACGATTGAGGCGAATAATCTTGCTCATGATTTCTTGGAGTTGCTTTTGCAAAATTGGCTCGGCTTCACGGGGTACTGCATTCATAACTGATTGCAAACGCATAGCACTAGCAACTAAGTCTTGTTTCTTAGTCATTTTCTTGACCATATCAGCATCAACAAGAGCCAACTTACCGCCAACAATCATTTGAACTTTTTGCATTTTGATTCCTCTTTGTTTCCGTGTATGATTAATTATAACATAGTTTTGTGCTTTTGTATCATATAAACGAAAAAAAGTCCAAAGTGTATCTTTTTTGACACACTTTGGACTCTAAATCTTAATAAAAAAGTATTACTTTATTGTAATGAAAGAATTTCCTTTAAACGATCTGCAGCATATGAAGCAGCAAAAGCTTGTGGCTTAACCTTTGGTTCTACATTACACACTCCACGAATGTAACCAACAGCTTGTTGGATAACAATAGACGAGTTGTGCATTTCACTTGGGTTAATGTCAAGGTGGATTTGTACTTCTTTGTCGCCAATTACATCAGCAATCTTGTGGTACAATTCAGCAACCTTGTACACTTCATTCATTAGACGTAAAGATGGACGCGATGCTTTGAAGTCATAATCAATTTCTGTTTGTACTTCTCCAAAGATCTTGCAACCGTGTCGACCATTAATGTGAACAACAATAGCAAGTGTGTAATCAGCATACCATACACCGTTCTTCTTAACACGCTCAGAATCAGCACCGATATAAATCTTAGTGTCTGAACCTTGTGCTTCGATATAATTTCTAACTTCGTTAAAATCGATTAACTTCCGCATGATGTACTCCTAGTTAACATCCCAGCCTTCTTCAAGAAAATTCTTTAAAATACGTATAAGATGTTCTTAATGGTGGTGATAGTTGGTATCGATCCAACCTCCTCGCCTTATGAGGGCGGTGCGCATCCGTCTACGCCATATCACCATTATTGTTAGGTTTATTATAACCTATTTCTAATAATATGTCAACTAATTCTTGGAGCGGGATAGGAGAATCGAACTCCTACGATAACCTTGGCAAGGTCACAGGCAACCATTACATCAATCCCGCACTTATTATTTATGCTTTTATATCTACATTAGAACCCTTTGAAGGGCCTTCAATAGAACCATTTCTGCTATATAAAAATTGAACAATTTCTACAACTGTTTTATTAGACTTTTCGTCTATAAGTGTTTTGTAGATTGTTACACGATCTTTACTATGAAAGATATCGCGAACAGTTTGTACTGCTTCAACAATCATTAGTTTGCTAGTACTTTAGATACAGCGTTAACAACAGAAGCAATCCGGCCAATATCACGTAGTTGTTCTACAGTGTAGCCTTCTTTCTTCAAAGTTTCGTAATGTGCTTTAACACAGAAGTGGCACTTACCAACAATAGATGCAGAAAGACTGTATGCCTCAAAGCGCCCCTTTGTTGTTCCACCATGTGTAGAAATTGCATTCATGCGAAGTTGAGCTGGAAGACCAGTCAAATTAGCATCATCTGCCATCTCAATGTATGGATACCAAGTGTTGTTCATGGCCATCAACGAAGCAGCTGTTAGTGCAGCATCAGCTTCTTTACGATCTGCTAGAACACTGTGAATCCATGTCCACATTTTTGTATTTCCTGTAGCAAATGCAGCTGCTAGAGCGACTGCTTCTGCTTCCTCAATTGGCAAAGTAGAACGCTTAATAACTGAATCAATATTCAGCTTAGTATCTTTAGCGTACTCTGGGATTGTTTCTTTAAGTTGATCTACCCATGCTGTCATTTTGTTTGTTCTCCTAAAATTTTATAACCTCGAACTGTAGGATGAATACCGTCGGCACTCATATGAGCTTTGGGTCTAGGCAATATTGTATCACCGTACTCTTTTGCAATCCGAGTCATAGCATCGTAAGGTACAGGTTTACGGTCTTGTCCTGGATCAATCCAAAACACTCGTTCGCCTTTGACAGCCTCACGCATCTTTCGCAGTTCCTGCTCTGTCTTTACACCTTTGTGATCATTGGCACCAAGACTGATGATTAAAGTTCTAGCAGGTTGACTAGATGCTTTTGACAAATAATCTTTGTTCCATTGCCACGAGTTCCAGCCACCACGAGCGTAAGCAACACATTCTGGTCTAGCCATATGTGTGCCTACTGCAATACTATCTCCAATAATAAGGCATTCAAGCATTATGATGTCTCCATTAATCTATTTTTATCCAAGTGTGATCACCCATAAACTTAACCTGTGCTACATATTCGTAGTTATCTGGCACTCCGGTACTCCATCCTGTGGGTCCTAAGTGAACTAATAAAGTTTTATGTCTTCTTGTATCCCACACTAACCAATAGCATTGACCAATACTTAATTGAAACTGGTATTCAGCTGAGTGAACAGCATCAGTAATTTCTAATCTTTCTTTAATTTCATTTGCTTGTTTTTGCAATACTTCAACTAACTCCATAATTCTATTATACTCTTGCTGGGCAAAATGCCTAGCGTTATTGAGCATAATATCTTTATGTTTAGTTACAGGAACAAGATCAAATTTAGGACCACCGGCTTCGGTTGGATACGGAGTAATGTTCCTATTAATGAAAGCTATAGTTAAGTCAGTTGATGTTGAATCAAAACTATTTCTTCCTTTAGTTACATTACTCATATTGTTTACAGTGTCTCACCGCCGACTGTACGGTTGCAAGCGCAAAGTTCGCCAGTCTGCAATGCGTCAAGAACACGAAGTGTTTCTTCTGGGCTGCGACCAACGTTTAGGTTGTTTACAGTAACGTGCTGAATGACATTATCAGGATCAACAATAAAAGTAGCACGAAGAGCTGCTCCGGCAGGCGCATAGAATACTCCTAATTGTTCAATCAAACTGTGGTTAGTGTAACGACCAGTTTCTTCATTGTAGTCACGACTGCGGCGCTGTGTATCAGCGAACTGGAAATGAGTGATCTTCTTTAGATCAGGATGAGATGTTTGCCATGCAACTTTGCAGAATTCATTATCTGTAGAACCAGTCAATAGAACTGCATCGCGATCTGCAAAGTCTTGTGTTAACTTATCATATGCAACAATTTCTGTTGGACAAACAAAGGTAAAGTCTTTAGGGTAATAAACGATTACCTTCCACTTACCTTCAAAGCTTTTTTCTGTAATATCAAAAAATGCGTCTGCAGGTTGTCCTGGCTTAACACCAGTAACTACAAACGCTTCAATCTTATCACCAACTGTTTTCATCATTCACCTTTATTAAAATATTAAAATTGGCATCCCGGGAGGGACTCGAACCCCCACTAACGGTTTTGGAGACCGCAGTGCTGCCATTACACCACCGAGATATACTTTGGCTCCCCTACGTGGGCTCGAACCACGGACATTTTGATTAACAGTCAAACGCTCTACCGACTGAGCTATAGGAGAATAAAATGGTAGCGGGTCCAGGATTCGAACCTGGGATGCTCCGAGCTTATGAGACTGGAGTGGTGACCGCCCTACCCGCAACTTTATTTATTAGAAAATTTATACAACTGATACCTTGTTTGTTCCACCACGTTATTGGAACCATTCACCCGAATTAACTAGTCCGGACGGGAGTCGGTAAGTCACTTAGGATACTTGTCCAGCACCGCAATCCCGTATGCGCCGCTCCTTCCGGAACGTAGGGAGTTGAACCCTTCTACCTTCTACTAACTTGGTCCTTCGAAGAAACCGTATTAGCGTGACTTTTTCTTGCTGACAACGAAGTATCATGTGTATAAATTTTGAAACTCATTGTAGGCTGGATTCGAACCAACATTAAGCCCCATAACGGGCCTATCTTACCATTAGATGACTACGAGTTTGCCGAGGTCATGACTCTCGACTATGGACAGGGTAATTACTCCTGTTTTACCATATAGAAACACACTAAAAGGGATCTAGTGCCCGTTGGTCCGTGGAGCCCGAACAACTAAAAGAGATCTAATGTGTTTTTATATGGTGGAGGACTGAGAATACATCCTTACCGAACAACACCTCGGACATTATTGTAAGCCTTGCGAGCCTACTTTCTTCCGACTTCCACTATAACCATATTGCTATGTATTATAGTCTGTTGCCAACATCGCCGTTTTAAGACAGGCAGTAGTCTTGACATCATATGCTATTCTACGCTTTCTATCCCGTTGACCTTTAGAGCCATTCACTACCGCTAAGTAGTTACGAAACTTCCTGCATAAACTAGTATTACCTTGCGAGCTTTACTAGACTTGATTACCTTGCGGTTCAAGTATTAGATGCTTTTCACATATGACCGAGTCAGTCTTTGCATTTTAATCGTTAGCGGGAGTTGAACCCGCAGTCGACTCCTTAACAGGGAGTTGGCCTACCATTAGCCTATAACTGAACCTACTGCGATGTGCTGACTCAGTTGCTGAATAATCTTTTGGACTACCCAATACAACACACCGCGTACCTTTTGCCTCGCGAGCTACTCAGTCGTCTTTTGCGACCAATGTCTGCATATTGCTACACAGCCATCAACCACGTAAACTGCATACGAGCCCTTGGGTGCGACCCCTCGAACCAATACACTACCCTTTCTCATACCAACTGACTGATTGGTTACGGAGTGGAGGACAGCACCACCTGTTTCCTTTCCATTCACTTGCGTTACCTTGCGGCGCTTAAGCAAACGTTCTTTCCACTACTATCAGCTTTGCTGTTACAACCACCGGTCTTATCAGTGATCGGATCCTCACGGACCTGAGCAGGCTTGTCTAAATGAACCATTACTGGCGGAGTTATGTAGGCATACCTCCTTTGGCTGTGTCACCACAGTTATTCTTCATAAACGGCGAACCGCCTACAGGATATTAAACTACCCTTAAATTCTTAACATTGTCAAACGCATTATCTACAACTCCTGCATGTGGGAAGCACTTGTTTGATAATCCGTCACACCACCAACGCTTTGGCATTTGACAATGTTAATTAAATTCTTATACAAGTACACACTAACGACATAGGCAATTGGATCTCCCTGTCTAACCGAACCAACTTCGGCAGTGTGTATGTGTATAAGAACTTCTTATACGTTAATTTTTTAAAGAACAAATACACTAATTGTTTAGTATAGATTAATTATACCACCAACAAGTACACTTGTCAACAACTTTTTGCGTTAAACGTAAAATTTAAACTTATTCTTTTTGAAATACCGTAATAGTGTTCAACTCTATGAAATGTAGAAGAATCAATTACTATCAAAGTATTCGGTTTAAATTTTATTTCTGCAACTTCATCATTTTCTAATACAGAAAGATTACCACCTGCGTTTTCATCTCCTGATAACCAAATTATTCCTGCAAATTCACCGGTCATAGCAGTAGCAGCGCCACCTATACCTTGTTCATTATGCCATTCGTATCCGTTTATATCTCCATTGAAAGAAGTATAGTTTACCCAAGCTTCATACGACACAATAGAATAACCTAAAATTTTAGATAGCCAAGGATCAAAAATAGATCTTTTATCTTCTAAAAATTCTGTTAACTGTACAGTATTAGCTAGAATTTCTTTTTCAAAAATATCTGGAATAGATACGTTTTCAATTAATTTCATATAAAAGCACACTCATTTCCTAGCTTTCGGTAAGCATGCCTGCTACTTCGGATAGCCCCTGCGTCCAGTTGCTAGGTATCCTTAACCGCGAATGTACTTTTATATGAACAGACAACTTATCACATTGTACTCCGTCTGTTAGGGAGAATTTGGTGCGAGAGGAGAGACTCGAACTCTCACGCCTTTCGGCACTGGCTTCTAAGACCAGCGTGGCTACCATTACACCACTCTCGCATAATTCTTGGAGCGGAATGTCAGAATCGAACTGACGACCGAAGATTGGAAATCTGCTGTTTTACCATTAAACTAATCCCGCCTTTGATAGGTTATTCTGTTACGAGGAAACCTACCGAAACCCTAAGCAGTGTTTAGGCTGCTAATGCGAACTGTGAGTCGTTTGCGTTTACTTTGTTTTGCTTCTTCGACCAGGTTACCCTAATCCTACGGCTTCTACATTGCCGAGTTGTCCACTTTGTTACTCTTTGCCCAATCGATCCTGTGTCAGGCCCATTATAAAACACACTACTGAAATTGAGTATGAAGGAATCGAACCTTCTTCCACGTTCCACGTACTCGATGCCCGTTTCAGTCAGGCTAATGTGTTTTATGGTGGACCTGGCGGGCACTGCCCCCGCGTCTTGAACTTATTTCTCATCGCTTCATACAACAATAACTTGGTCGGAATACAAGGATTCGAACCTTGGACCCCCTCGTCCCAAACGAGGTGCGCTACCAGACTGCGCTACACTCCGAAAACTGGTGCCGCCACGAGGAATCGAACCCCGGACCAACTGCTTACAAGGCAGCTGCTCTACCTGCTGAGCTATAGCGGCAATCTTAAAAGAACCAACGATAGATACCTACTAAATCGATAAAAATAAAGAAACCGTTTTGTGTAATCAATGACCAATCTCTTGATTTAAAAAAGAAATAAGTCAGCAATACGTGTCCACCTAAGAACAGCGGAAACGCAAAACGAGAAGCTTCTATGTTTAACGAAACAAGAATACCTGCCGAAAGAAAAAGAATTGTCGATAACCACTTAGTAATATTGTCATTCATAAGAATATTATACACTAATTTCTAGTTGTTGTCAACAGTTAAATGGTACGGGATGACAGTTTCGAACTGCCGACCTTCGCCGTGTAAAAGCACTGCTCTACCACTGAGCTAATCCCGCATTGTGATATTTATCTGGCGGAGCGTTAGGGAGTCGAACCCTATGAACCACTTTCATGATTCTACTGATTAGCAATCAGCTGCATTACCGTCCTGCCCACGCTCCTTAATAACCATATAGAAACACACTCGGTGCTGATCAGACACTTACAGGAATCGAACCTGCTACCCTGGACTCCGGGGCTATACCAACAAACCAATGCGCTTGGTCTGAATGTGTTTTTATATGGTGGGACTGCTGGGATTCGAACCCAGAATTGGCAGATTAAAAGTCTGCTGTGATAACCGTTTCACTACAATCCCGTATATGGTCCACGCTCCGAGAATCGAACTCGGTTCCTCCGGTTAAGAGCCGGGTACTTCGCCATCAAAGTTTAGCGTGGTTGTTGCATATTAATTTTGTCTTTAATGTGCCAACCTTAGACCATATACGGGATCTAAAGTTGACACTATCGTTTGCCTGAACGTTTCATATCATACCTTTTTAAAAATTTACACAAAAAACTGGGGAGAAGTACGGGAATCGAACCCGTGATAGCGGAATCACAACCCGCGGTTTTACCACTAAACTAACGACTCCATATAGGAACACACTACGTATCTTAGTATTGGTGCTAGTAATTATCTAGTCCATAATACCCAAATAGTTAGACCGCGAATCTAACCCAACCTGTAATATGCTCTTATATGGTCTGAGTGGGGAATTCCGAGATCCCAACCTCCAGGTTCCAAACCCGGCCGTCTGCCTTTGACAATACACTCAGATAAAATTGGCTCCGTATCTGGGTAACGATCCCAGCTAAACATTGATTAACAGTCAAGCCCATGCACCATGCTCGGGTTCTACGGAATAGAATTAAAATTGTGGCAGGTGAGGTATCTAGTTAGCGTGCACGCTAACTTGCCCATTCTCCTTTTACTTTCCTTACCACAAAACTGGCGACTCGTGGGAGAATCGAACTCCCGTCTACGGATAGACAATCCGCGATAATAACCATTATATGAACGAGCCTAAAATAGGATAAGCTACTTGTTTCCACACAAGCCCTTAATTGAGTTGTTACACTGTCCATCTCCATTTATTCGAAGTCTGTGTGCAGTTGAGATTCTGCCTATCAGAGCCTGTAAGGGTAGTTTCCAGCCTCACGCTTACGGTTTTCTGCCACCGGATCTCTATCGCTAATCAAACGCTACTTTAACGAAAGTAGTAACAGGATCGTTTTCCCGGTCGGAACCACACCGACAATATACTCCAGCATCTAGGAGCCTTGTTATTTTAAAGTCCGGAAGGAATTGCTCCGGACAATGACGAGAAACTTTGGAAGAGCTACGGGGAATCGAACCCCGCTTGCCTGGATGAAAACCAGATGTCCTAACCGATAGACGATAGCTCCATAATTTTTGGCGTCAATCAAGGAATTGAACCCTGCCACAGAATGACATGACGCCTTGATGTCTTCACTGCTAGCAAACCTGCATTGACATTGGCGGTCTGTAGGGGAATCGAACCCCTGTAAGCGGATAGACAATCCGCAGTAATAACCTCTATACGAACAGACCTAAATACGGTGGCATTACGAACTTTAGCCGACACTCTAACGCGGTGACCGAATAAATCTGCGGAGCAGACCCGATTGATGCGCTTGACCTGATGTCAAGATTGAATCGATGTTTTCACACCGAACTTGGTGGAGGTGATAGGGATCGAACCTATTAGCTCCGAAGAGCGGGGGATTTACAGTCCCTTGCCATACCATTACGGCGGCACCTCCAAATTAATCATATTTTAATACATTTAAACAAAGCTGTAGGTTACGAACCTCGTCATGCGTTGCCAAGTTGTTATCTTAAGCTGCACTCGCTTGTATGTACTAAAATATAACTAATCCACTTCAAAACTTGCTGCCATATACCTATTATACACGGCCTACCTAAACTGTCAACAACTATTTCTAGTTATTTTTGGTACCAGCGGAGAGGATCGAACTCTCTCAAGAACGCTAATCTGGCGCTAAAAGGTTTATAAAACCTCCCTGACTTCCAAGTCTCGCTGGCAATCTTGGTGCGTCCTGAGGAATTCGAATCCCCAACCTCCGAGTTCGTAGCCCGGTGCACTATCCAGTTGTGCTAAAGACGCAAAAATTAAAAAATTTGGTGGACCGACGGGGGATCGAACCCCGACTAAAGGCTTGCAAAGCCCCTGTGCTCCCATTATCACTATCAGCCCAAACATTTGTTAAACATACTCGATAACCACCACGCTTTTCCGTTTTACGGGAACTATGTCTCTTAGTATGTTTAACAAATGGTACTCCGAAAGGGTTTCGATCCCTCTTCTCCGCCTTGAAAGGGCAGCGTTCTAGCCAGTAAACTACCGGAGTACATAACATCTTATTGTATTTTTAAAGAACCGTTTAGAATGATACCACGATCAGCATCTATTCTTTGTTTCCATAAGTCTATTATAACACAGTCTGCGATGTTGTAAACAACTTTTTCACAACTGTATCATTTTAGACACACTTTTGGTGCAACCTACAGGAATCGAACCTGTTTCAATGGTTCTTCAGACCACCGCTATGACCACATCAGCTAAAGTTGCATACTAACTTGGTGCCCCATGACAGAATCGAACTGCCGTAACCTGATTACAAAACAGGTGTAATGCCATTATACTAATAGGGCTAAAATCCTCTTACTGGCAGGGGTGTCAGGGATCGAACCTGAGACGACAGAGTCAAAGTCTGTTGTGTTACCAATTACACCACACCCCAACAAAACTAACTGGTCCGGCGTGAGGGAATCGAACCCCCATAATCACTTTAGAAGAATGATGTCCTATCCGTTGAACGAACGCCAGAAAAAACTTGGCGGAGAGCAGAGGAGTCGAACCCCATCCCATTTCTGAGAACCCAGTTTTCAAGGCTGGTCGCAGGACCAACCCCGCTGCATTACTCTCCATAAAACTTGGTACCCTTGGACAATTTCGAAATGTCGGCCTTTCGCTTATCAAGCGAATGCTCTTCCTCTGAGCTACAAGGGCAATGTTTGGAGCAGCGGGTGAGATTTGAACTCACGGTTTTAGGGATTTGCAATCCCTTGCGTTGGACCTCTCCGCCACCGCTGCATATACATTACTTAGAAGTATGCAGTTAAGAAACTAAACACTTCTAAATAATGCAAACTCTCAATAAACAAGAGTTTGCAATTCTACTTTTTCACTTCTACGCTTTGCTTTATTTGTTTTACCGTGCACACCGGAACCCGCACCAGCTCTTTTAATCAATTGAATAACAGCTGAATTTCGTTCCCTAGGCACTCTAAGTTTTCGTTTCATTTTGTTTCCTTAAAGAGTTATTATATCTAGCTTTCTTTGTACTGTCAACACTTTTTTTGATAGTGTATCATTTTTGACACACTGTATACTTTGTTATACATAGAAGGCCTTTGCCATCCGTGTAAGATTTAATTGTACACTGTAAAAACATTGTTGTCAACCACTAAAACAAAAAAACCCTCAAAACTTTCGCCTTGAGGGTTTTTCATAATTGTTACGTGTGCTAACTAATTATCCCTCTCGCCCCTCAAATCTTTCAATACTATTCCACTGGCCGCGCGCACCAAACGAATCACATGACGCGGTAATCGGCGTGTGTTTCGGTTGATATATGGAATAGAGAGTCATGGAATTTTTTTGTCTTAAAGTTAGTTTATATGAATTTATTTATAATACTTATTCGCTCGCACAAGCAAAAAGAACACTTTTTTTAAAATATTTTAAAAATAATTGGTGGGACCTCTGAGAGTCGAACTCAGCACCAACGGATTATGAGTCCGCTGCTCTAACCAACATGAGCTAAGGTCCCGTTATGGTTTAAATTTTGTAGTCTTCGTAGTATTCTTGCTCTACTTCTGTTTGAATTAAACTACTATTTTCCATAGCAGCTTTTTCTACATACAATTGATGCATTAGCATTTTAGCAGCTTCGTTGATAGCAAGCAATTCTTCATAGTCTATGCGAATGGTTCTGTTTGACTCGTAGTCGTCTTGTTCGATAATAATAAACGGACCGCCAGCTTCGTCTTCGATACTAACAAAAGTATTGCCTTCACCGAACACTGGATTTTCTTCTTCACGATGAACTGCTACTTTAAGAATTGTAGTTACGTATTTTGTCATTTCGAAATCTCTAATTTATATTGATCTAAACACATGTCTTCAATAGTTTTAGTAAGTGTAGCATAGTCACTGAGTCTATCAACAACAGACGCGACTGCATCACCTTCTCGGCGGCCACAAATAATACGATTAAGTTTTTTACCTGTAACTTTCTCCATAGTGTCCAAAACCTCTAGAACACTAAATCCTGTATTACTACCAAGGCATTCGTACGGAGTATTCATAGGACCATTCTCAACAGCCTTTACAATTGCAGAAGCAAGATCCACAACGTGGATATAATCGCGAATGCAAGTACCATCACGAGTATCATAATCATTGCCGTATATATTAATGTTGGCAAATTTACCAGCGCTAGCCATAGCAGCAACACGAATAAGATGAGAGGGAGCGCCAAGTTGCCTATTAACGCCGTCAGTACCAGATACGTTAAAAAAGCGAAAAATAGTGTGGCCACTTGATTTCTCCTTAATAATATCTTCTGCTGCTACTTTGCTTTTAGCATATGGTGAAGCCATTTCCCATGCGCTTGATGTACTAGCAAAGATAAAATTATCAGTATCAACTCTGTTGAACATGTTTGCAGTGCCCATAGCATTTACACGATAGTATTCTGTTGGCTCTTTTAAAGAGTCTGGTACAACACTACGACCAGCTAAATGAACAACCGCGTCATACATATAATACGGGCCATGTGTTTGTGTAACATCTGCTTCGCTAAAGTTGCTTACATACTTCAATACGTTGTTATGTTGGCCGTGAATGTTTGTATCCCAACCGTCTACATCGTGACCGTGTTCTGCAAGAAGTTTACAAACATGACTACCAATATAGCCAGTTGCACCAGTTACTAGTACATGCATTCTCATTTGAGATTCATCCACAAACCAACTTGCGCAAACGCGTAACCAGTCCAGATCATACCGTTAGAAACTTCACCTTTTGACCATTGCAATATTCCAACGATCAGATATCCAATGCCGGTTGCTCCGACAATCAAATGTTCAATGCTCATATAAGCCTTTTTCATCATATAATTTTGGTACGAGAGACGGGACTCGAACCCGTATGCCCATTACAGACGGGAGATTTTAAGTCTCCTGAGTATACCATTTCTCCACTCTCGCGTTATCCTATTTAATAAGTGTCAATTAAATGCTGCATAAGTTTTTCTGGCAGCATGGAAATGTGATACCACACTGTCCAGAATACCAGGTTATACAAAATCATTTCTGCTGTTTCAAGTTCCACTTTGTTTTCCTGCCTTAAGTATTAATTTTACACTACGTTGTAGAGGTTGTCAACATATTTTTTCACAATTTTTTCACTAGTCTCAGTTACAAAATCATGGCTCATAAACTTTTTGATTTGAATCATTTCTTTCGCTAGCGTAGTGTATATATCTGTAACGCTTCTATTTTGTTTAGCAATAGTTATAAGATATTTATATTCGCAATTTATTTCATGACAAAGTCCAAGAGCATTATCTTTTAATGGTTCATCTCGCCCTTTTACAG